AAGATTGTAAGGATGCCAATGAAGTATTAACCAAGCATGGCAAAGAAGAATTAAAAAAAGTAATAAATGATGCTATCCCCTATCCGGTTTCAGGTCTTTATGATGCGAAACATTTTTATGAAGAAGTAGACGAGATTTATGAGAATGGCATAGGTAGTGGTGTAAGCACCGGATACAAAGATGTAGACGAGTTATACACGATTGTTGAGGGGCAGTTAACAGTAGTTACCGGTCATCCATCATCCGGTAAATCTGAGTTTGTTGATCAGATAATGTTAAACATTGCTAAAGAAAAAGGATGGAAATTTGGAGTTTGCTCTTTTGAAAACGAGCCACGAATACACATAGCAAAGCTAATCAGCAAGTATATTGGTAAGCCATTTTTTAGTGGTATGACACCTAGAATTTCTACACACGATTTGGAAGTAGGTAAAAAGTTTGTGTCTGAAAACTTTTGTTTCTTGTACCAAGCTGATGGATCGCTATCCACGTTAGACAGCATATTAGAAAGATTAAAAAGTGCTGTACTTAGATTTGGCATAAGAGGCTGTGTAATAGATCCTTATAACTACATAGCAAAAGATTTAACAACGTCAGAAACAGATTGGATATCTGACATGTTAACCAAGCTAAGAGTTTTTGCTCAAGCACATGGCATACATATTTGGTTTGTTGCTCATCCAACAAAGATGCTAAGAAGAGAAGATGGAACAATACCACCACCAAAAGGTTATGACATAGCCGGATCTGCAAGTTTCTTTAGTAAGTCAGATGTTGGATTAACTGTTCACAGACCAAAGCCATCTGAAAGTAATATAAGTCAAATATTTATTTGGAAATGTAGGTTCTCTTGGGTTGGTCAAATTGGAGATTGTGAAATAGAATACGATAAGATAACATCTAGGTATGTTGCTGTGTCAGAGGCATCAAGAATGTTGAAACCAAAACAAAACCAAAATACTTATAAAAATTACTATGAGCCACAAGAATACAAAGACATCGATTTCTGAAAAAAGTAAAAAAAAAGAGGATGAGATAAGTGTCTACTGTGGACACCATACTGCTAAAGCAGAGTTTATAGGCAATACCAACAAGGCTAGAATTAAGATTTTGGATCAGACTTGTCTTGATTGGCTACTCACGCATGATAGTATATCGTTAGATAATTATAAAATATTGGATAGATTTTACTCTGACTTTTGCAAGGCTGGTTTTGTAGGTGTCAAAGCATCAAACTATAATCCTAGAATTACAGCTACATACGATGGATCGAGTGACAATAATATTGTTTTGAGAAGAAAAGTTTTGGATTGTTTTGCATACGTAAAAGATACTGGTAACAAAACAGCAGACATAATTTTAAAAAAAATTATCCACGATGAAGAAATCACGAAATGGGAAAACAGTTGGATTGAGATCGATGGCAACTTTGATTTTATATGCCATCATGTAGAAAAGTTTTATAAATTTTGGGGAAATAGTTGACTATTACAAAGGTGGGGCTTATTAATGTGTTGATAGTGTTATTTCTCACATACTATTATGCTACACATTAAGAGCCAATCATCTCCTCGATTGGCTCTTTTAATTTAAAAAGTTTACGTAAAGTTTTACTCTATGGTTCTTAGACGGCTGTGGATAACTAAACGATTATTAAACATCGTTACTATAAATTGAATTTACAGATCCTTTTGATATCTCAGTAGGTTTTTTAAATACCCTACCATAATCTTTGTCTCTGTCTGAAAGTTCAGTTGGAACATCTTCAAATCTTTCATGCATATCAAGTTCTTTTGGTGTTTTTTTTGCATTTCTTTTATAAAGTTCTCTTTGCAGATCAACTATTGAGTTCCTATATCGATAGCCTTTTGGTCTGCCTTTAATTTTGCTGTATGTTGTTGTCATTATTTCAATATTCCTTTTAATAAGCGAATACTCTTGCTACAGAGCATTTAGGTTGATTTGGTAGTATTCGTACAGAGAGGTCTGACAACCCCTCTGTACAAGGCTTATACAGCCTTTTTTGTGGCTTTCCGTACATTAACCTACCATAATTTTAAAGAGATTTCAGTTTTACCCATGATAGCTGTCTCAATAATATTTACATGGGGGAACAGCTATTTAGGGATGTACAGCATTGAGGACTTAGAGGCATCCACTTTTGCCCACCGGAAAGGAGTATCTCTTCCCCCTATTCTTTAAAATAAATACTGTAAAAACTTACAAGTATCATGGTTAAACCAATTGATCCTATAAATAATGTAAACAGTATGCCCTCTACACTCTGCATATAATATCCATTAGGATCAGACAAAGTAACTAATGACATAAGCATAACACAAATGCCTAAGAGAAATAATAATATTCTATCTAGTCTATCCATTTTCTTTCTCCCAATTTTTTATTAGATTTTTTAATTGTATGGACATTTCGTATCGACCATCAAGAATACCTAATTCTCTGCTGTCTACATCATCCTCATGATTGTGAGTTTTGTAAGTTCTAATCTCTGAAGATATTTCTTTTTTAATCACAGCTATAAGTTGATTAGCCAAATCATCCGGATTACCTCGCATTGAATTTCTCCCTATCTTTTAGTTCTTGGAATATTTTAAAAAATATTAAGTAGTTAAGTTCAGAAATGTTAGGTGCATTTCTGTTTATAAATGCACCTACCTCATCCAATTGAAAGAATAATATTTCGTCAGTTTGCTCTTGAGGTGTAACTCCATATTTTTCTTCATAAGCATCTAAACCAAACATTTTTTCAATATTAAAGTTTTCGTTTATCATATTAAACTCCCATAGCATCAAGTAAGTTTTTCTGCACTCTGCCATTCATGACATTCTCTGCTCTTCTAAAGTTTGAAGATGCACAGTTGATAGTCTCAGCCGGAGTATAGATTATGTTATTCTGAACCTTTGCTTTCTCTTCAGCATTGTGACCTCTATATGGAATGTTGCCACCAAAATCATTTTCACTATTAGTTATAGAAAGAGGCTTACTTTCATAAACAAGATAATAAAGATCTTTTTCTATATCTATGATCCCATCATGACATGTGATTAAATCAATAGTGTAGGCAACTAAGCCACTAGCTGTGATCCTATCTGCAACTTGCAAAGGTTTTGCACTAACCACAAAAGCTGTTCTACTTTTATAAACAGTAGTAGCTAGACCTTTCATGAATACATTTTTAAACCACGATGGAGAAAGAGATATTTCATTATAACTGTCATGGTAATTCCAATTATCATTTCTTCCTATAGGAGATGGTTCTATTGATGTTTCAGATCTAAGAGCATCAGCTTTTATTTTAACATTGGTTCGTGCTTGATTGTCAGTCCACCACTTTCTAGCAAACTGCTCTGTCAAAAAGCTGTATTTGGAATTAACAGTTTGACCATTAAAAAAGCCATAATCATAAACACGTTCTTTACGAAATACTTTTTTGCCATCTTGTTTATTGCTGTAGATAGCACTTTTGTATTTACGATCTTTTCTAAATTCTCTAACAGCACCACAGCAGTTAGTAATGCTGTCTAATCCATGATTAACATGATGCTTTCCATGATTAATGAACATGCGAATATGATCACTTTCCTCAATGCTTAAATCTTTGCCTTTAAAAGCATAATAAGAGGTCTCTTTTACAAGACTAGCTTTTTGTTTCACATTTAATCCAAAGGATTTATATCCCTCGTTTAAAAAGTTAAGATAACTTTGCAGTATCTTTTGATCCTTAACCTCTTGGTTTTTTGGATCATGTATTTTTCCAAATGTATGTATCATATGTAACTCCATAAATGATGATAGTAGTTAGCTGATTTCATGCTTTCGCAATCATCAGTAGGAATACACATTCCTATATCAGCAATGTCAAAATCCCTAGGTATAATCACACATGGGCATGTCGTTTCGCCTCTGTGTGACCATCCTAGAGCCTCGTATTTATCCAAAAGTAGCATTAAGCCACTTTCAGATAGGTTGTTTGACCAATTGGTGCTTTGTCAGCATTTAGGTCTGTGCTTACCCATAACACCGGATAAGGCATCTCCTCTTTTGGAAAGTCAAAGATCCCCATGTCAGTAAAATAAATAAAGCTGTCTACCTCAAGATCGTTTTCTTTGATGTAATCAAACACCGGCATGACACATGTGCCACCTCGACCATTAGCAGACATAGACTTAATCTCATCCCCTTGCTCATACTTAATTACACTTTGTATTTTGCTGTCGCATGTAATTATTGTCACAGACTTAGGTTTAAGATCTAAGGCTATTGAATTAAGACCACCTAGAAAATACTGTAACTCTTTATCTGAAACAGAGCCGGAACTATCTACACCTATAACAAGATGACCAACACCAATATGCTCTAATGTTGGGGCAACCATTTCATGTGTGTAGTAGAACTTTCTATGTATTCTGCGATAGCTGTAGTTATGAGGAACATCTCCCTCTAAATGTCTTTCAACAACATCTTCCCAATTGATCTCAGCACGTTTCATAACCTTAACCATTTGCTTGATCTCACTTGGTATTGTGCCACGTTCTTTAGCTTGTCTTACAGCTTGGAATATATCCTCTTTAACGTCAGCCTCTTCTTCTTGGATCTCAGATTGTGACATACCATCAGTTACATTGTTCTCTATGTTGCCCCATGATTGAGGCTGTAACCAAGATGGATCTCCATCATCTGATGGCTGTCCATCGCCACTTTGACCTTGTTGCTGTTGCTGTTGCTGTTGTTTAGCTTTGATCTGTGGATAGATAAAATTATATATCTTCTCAGCCATCCATCCATCAAATTGAGGATCAAACAAAGCACCATCCGGTAATACAAAACCGGATCTTTTAAGCACTTGGTTCATGGATAAATCACAAGCTATGTTCCAAATCTCAGCATCACGTTCTTGCTGTCTTACATGGTGCATAAGAAATCTGTGACCAACCTCATGAACAACAACACCTTTTAGTGGATCAAAATCAAGGCTCTCAGCATACTCTCTATTGAAAAATATATCTCGCCCATCAGTTGCAAATGTCTTGATGCTGTTCTTTTCGATAATCTTCATCTTGACTAAGACAGCACCATAAAATGCATGACCTTTATCCTCACGATCCCACAATAGATGTATCCTAATCTTTGCGAACTTATCTTCTAATTTTAAATCTTTCATAATGGTCTCCAAAAAAGTTTACGTAAAGTTTTGATCTAGGATAAAGCACAAATACTGCACTCTATCCTAGAGTATTTTTTTAAAGTAATAGATCTTTCAAGCTACCTTGCGATCCTAGAACTTGTTTCATAGCTTGATGAGTAACTAAGGTTTTGTTTCTTAATACTGCATCTTTTAGCATGAAAGCCATGAACTCTTGCTCCGGTAATCTCTGCATATACGTAAGAATACTTGCACAGTTTGTCATGCTCATCTTACTAGCTAGTGATCCACACAAAGCAAACAACACACCACGATCTTCCGGTATGGCTGTATTAGTCGGATCATTAACAATGCTCTCAAAAGCCGGTAGCTTGTCATACAGCTTTATGTGAGCCATAAGACTAGCTGAGGCTGTCTCGCCAATCTGACCATTCAACATGCCTCTTAATGTGCTGTGATCTAATCCCATGCCTATTAAGACACCGGCACGTTGGCAAGATCTTGGTGTAGCATTACCGGTTGCTGATACATCAAAGTTATGAAGATGCTGATCATCAAACTTAATCCATGATGTAATTCTGTGATCAACATTGTTGGATGCATAGTAACTTAATACATCGTCAGTATTGATCTCTAGATTTAGAAAATCAAATCTATCAGCAAGTTGTGATGGCAACTTATTAGATCCGGCTCTTGCAGATAAAGGATTACCGGCTGAAACAATTACCCATCCATCCGGAATGATAAAATCTCCAACACGATGCTCATCCACAGCTTGACCAAATTGGTTGTGTAGAACTTGGTTTGCTTGAGCAACCTCGTCAGCAAATATAATTCCACATCCCTCAGTAGGCACAAACATAGGTCGTAATCTTCTCATGCTTTCGCCATCCTTTGCCGGTACTAACCAACCGGCATACTCATTAGGATCTAGCTGTGCCAAACTAAAATTAAGAAAACCTAGTTTGTCTTTATCATAGCCAAATAATTCTTTAGCTAGAGATAACAAATCCGGATCTGAAACCAATGATCTGACAGATGTTGTCTTGCCTTGACCAACACCACTTTCAGCATATGGATGGACAAGATTATCTTTACTGCCCCCATTGGCTCTAACTCTCCAATTGTTCATAATACAGCTTTTAATTGCTGTTCTCATTTCGTGTATTCGCATTATATAGTCTCCTTATAAAGATTGTTGTTTAAATTTATTTAATATTGATACAGCCAATTTTTCGTATTCTTTACCAAATTGCTGTACGACTTTTTTAATTACTTGATCATTAGTATAATCTTGTAATTGGTCTTGGATAAAGTTTTCCACAGCTTGATTAATTTGTGGATAACTTGTCTCATAATCACTAGGTGCAATGAGTTCTTTATATTTTTGTGACAATTAATATCTCCTCTTGTTATTGTCGTTACTGCTCATGATGATATTACATCCAATGAACAAGCAGACACAGACCATATAGATCTGTGTCAATTTGTGCATTAGTCTAGGCAAGTAAAGCCTCAGTAACATCGTCAACTACTGATTGCTCTTCCTCTGCCTCATCGATTGCCTTTCTGCCTTTGTCTGCAATCTCAAACCTATTGATTAATCTAACCTTGAAATCATCAAGTTCAGATTGTGTCATGATAAGACCATCTCTTTGCTTACCGGTCTTAGTCTTCAGACCTACTAGCTTATCGATGATTGTATCCAAAGGTGTTTTAACATCATCGCCCTTGTTATGTGCAATGATCTTAGCTTGAGATTTAAGATCTAACTTAGCAAACAAATCTAACACAAAACTTTTTGTCAGATTGCTAGTTGGCATATCATCCTTATGCTTGTTTGAGAAAAGAGTTATATTTCTCTTAAACAATTCTGCTTGAGTGCGAGACATATTAATCTCTGCCTCAAGTATAGTAAGGATCTCGTTTGAATGATCTTCTAGAAGATTACCGGTATCAGTTCTAGGTAATGCATGGACTATTACTACTCCCTCTGCATATTGATCAACTCTTATGGCACTCATAGCCTCAGATTGTGCTTTGTTAGATCCCTTTAGCAACGTGTGCTGTGCCTCTTGAGATGCCATTTGTTTCTTTATATCGTTAGATATTATTACTTTATTTTTCTGCATTATAGTCTCCTTGTTTACAGATGGTTTAGGTTGGTTGTCGTTGTCTAGTATGTCCTTGTCGATAATAGGATTAACTAGGTCTCTTCTTAAATACCTATAGATTGCCTTAAAACAATCTCCATGTGGCTTTCTATAAGTGGTCTTAAATCTTTTTACATATTTTGCCCTTGCAAATTGGACATGATGGCTGACCTCATGGCTAACACTCATCAGATAAGCATGATCTAATTTGAGACATTTTCTGCCCCCTATTTGTGGATCATTATTGTAGCTTTTATATTCTGTATGAAAGTGTTCTTCATCTAGGTGTTGCCAATAACTAAGATTAATTAATATCCTATCAGCACCGGCTTTAGTTGATCCGGATCTTGTGGAATTAACAATTTTAGTAACAGCTACTGCTCTATCTACATCCTTAGATGTAATATTTAATTCGTATTCTTTTTTCTTGAGATGGTTCATACATTTACGAACCATTTTTTTGATTGTATTTGTATGGGCAGTAATATCTTTTTTAGAATAATCATATTTGTCATATGATAAATTTATTATTTTGTTAGGCATATGGTACTCCGGTTAATTGTTGTTTTATCCTAGGACAAAGAGCAGTAAATACTGCTCAATGTTTCGACCTCATTAGGTCTCATCAGCTAGGCTGTTTGTCTTGTGGAATATTCCAACCACCAAAATCTAATGGCTGAGGTTTTGTATCTTGGCTATCTGTTAATGTGATTAACCAATCTACATCGTAGTTTGATCCATTGATCCAATGATCATGTAACTCTTGACCAATCATAGATACTATAATCTTAGATATTGGATTACAAATTTGAGAAACTAGATTGTGATCTAATCCATTTACTAAATCCATTGTTTCATAGTTGCCAACAAATTTACCACCAAACTCTTTGTCTGTTGCACTATCTACATCAGCAATATTTCCAAAGTTATAAGCATCAGATAAAAGTCTTAGTAATTTGATTTCGTCTTTATTTAATTTCTTGTACATAATGGTAACTCCATAATTTGATTGATTGATTGATTGATTAGAATGATACAGCCACTATTTGGTAACTCGTGTGAAACTACTAGCCCATATCGTCATCCTCATCAGATCGAATTGTGGGGGCTGTATCGCTCTTGCCTTTTCGAGGTCATGACCAAAACAAGTTCCGGTCTCCGAGATCCTAATTTCCCAAGTAGGTTAAAAAAGGGATGTTTGCTTTACAGTTCAAACAAGTTGCCAAATAGGGGCTGTTATCTTCAAGTACTAATATATTCTTTTTTTCGATTAATACAAGTATTAAAGTTGATATTAATTACTATTAATTACCATTAATTTACATCTATAGCTGTAACTCAAGGTGGACAACAAAAACGCTGAAACTAAAGTTTTTGATATATCATAGCTTAAAGGTGGTACATGTGCTGTATGGCTCTTAAATCGACAGCAATTAATATTTCACGAAATGAGACTACAAATAAAGATAATAAAATGTTACTATTGGTAATCATGCAGGAAACATGAACACGACAGCAAAACTTTACATAAACTTTTGAGGCATTAAAAATGACAGATAAAAAAGATAACAAACCTAAATTAAAATTGGTAAGTGATAACAACAGCCGGAATAACAAGAATAAAAAATCTAATGTTGTTGGTGGGGATCTGACAGAAAAGATGCGAGGTTTTTGTTATGATGTTGTAGGCAAAAATGGAGAAAAGGGAATGAGCTTAATAGATGCCTATCGTAACAATTATAATGTTAGTAAAGATATTAAGGGAAACACTCTCAGAATGTTGGCAAGTAGATTAAGGTCTAGGGATAACATTAGAATATTTATTGATAGTTTATTGGAGCAAAAAGCATCACTACATCGCATGAATGAGGTCAAACGATCAGATCTATTGTTAAACAAGATTGAGGCTATGGCAGACGATGTAACTATTACTGATAGTGTCCGGCTGAAAGCATTAGAGATGCTTGGTAAAAATATGGGATTATTTACTGACGTTATAAAGGTTGATGATAATAGAGACAGATCATCTGTAGAAATAGAGAGTGAGTTATTGAAGAGGCTCAACAGTATAATATCCAAGTAAAAAGTTACGTAAAGTTTTACACCTAGCTACGATTAATTACTTACAGCTACTAACGATAAATTATTTTAAAAAAGTGTCCGGTCTAAATTTATTTCTGACTTATCTTTACCCCACCTACCCCCAACCACCGGTATATGCGTGGCCGCTACACACGTGTGTATGTTGATTTTGCACACTACAATACTAAATTTCAACAAGGGGTCACCCTTTTTAAATGTAAATAGATGTATATGTAGGTTAAATAATATAAACTTTAAAAAAAATGCCTATATGATTCTTTTAGCTATTGCAAATTACGTTCAAATAATATATAAAAAAATTATGTATAACAATATATATAAATATTCGACATAAGGTTATATTGTAAGTCAGATATAGCACAGATGGTTATACAGTAAGTTATATATATTACAGATGTTTATATATATTGCAAAAGGAACAATTACTTGTCAGACAATATTGTAACTTTAGATGATTACAGAAAACCTCCGGAAATTTTAGAAGAGTATGAATTGGAAGATGCGCTTGTAATAGGATGGACAACTGATGATCGTGGTGAAAAGGTTTTACATGTATCTTCTTCGGTTGATACAGGTGAGTCTTTATGGATGATTGAGTTGGCAAAGAAGATAGTCGAGAGCAGACCGCCTGATTGCAGGAATGGTAATGAATGAGCTTTCACATATTTTAAAAAACAATCTTGATAAGATTGGTGAGTTACCCCCGGAACAACAAAAAGAAATACTTGCTCTTGTAGAGGAGTATGAGAAAGTTAAGGAAAGAGAAGAGGCAAGAGATGAGTTTCTTCCTTTTGTTAAACTTATGTGGCCCAGTTTTATTCATGGCAAACATCATGAGATAATGGCAGAGGCATTTGAGAGAGTGGCTAGGGGTGATTTAAAAAGATTAATTATCAATATGCCACCCCGTCACACCAAGTCAGAGTTTGCCAGTTATTTATTTCCTGCATGGTTCTTGGGTAAATATCCGGAAAAGAAAGTTATACAAACTGCTCACACTGCAGAGCTATCAGTGGGCTTTGGTCGTAAAGTTCGTAATTTAATACAGAATGAAGATTTCCAAAATGTATTTTCAGGCATAGAATTATCTACAGACAGTAAAGCAGCAGGTAGATGGAATACAAACAAGGGCGGTGATTACTTTGCGATAGGTGTTGGTGGTGCAGTGACGGGTAAGGGTGCTGATATTTTGATAATTGATGACCCCCACTCCGAACAGGAAGCCACAATGGGTGAATATAATCCAGAAGTTTATAACAAAGTTTACGAATGGTACACATCAGGACCCCGTCAGAGACTACAACCGGGTGGTGCTATCATACTTGTGATGACAAGATGGTCAAAAAGAGATCTTACAGGGCAGATAATCAATAAATCTATTGAAAGAGAGGGATCTAATGATTGGGAAGTGATACAACTTCCTGCAATATTGCCTTCAAACAAGACTTTATGGCCCGAGTTCTGGAAAAGATCAGAGTTAGACGCTCTAAGAGCTGAATTACCAGTGGCAAAATGGAACGCACAGTACCAACAGGACCCTACGTCAGAGGAAGGCGCTCTAATTAAGAGAGAATGGTGGCAGGAATGGGACAAAAATGACTTTCCAGCCTGTGATTCCATCATACAATCGTGGGATACAGCGTTTTTAAAGACACAAAGAGCAGATTATAGTGCCTGCACTACATGGGGCATCTTTTATCACCCTGATGATGACGGAAATGAGAGACCAAACCTTATTTTAATAGATGCTTTCAAGGAAAAACTAGAATTTCCTGACTTAAAACGTGCAGCCTATGATAAATACTGGGAATTTGAGCCAGATCAGATGATTGTAGAGGCAAAAGCAGCAGGCTCACCCTTAATTTTTGAACTTAGAGCTATGGGAATACCAGTTACGGAGTTTACACCAAGCCGTGGACAGGATAAGATAGCCAGAGTTAACAGTGTTACAGATTTATTTGCAAGTGGCGTTGTATGGTGTCCAAATACAAGGTGGGCTGAGGAAGTTGTGGAAGAATGTGCAGCTTTTCCAGCAGGAGATCACGATGACTTGGTTGACTCAACCACACAAGCACTGTTAAGATTCAGACAGGGTGGTTGGATTAT